CTCATAATAAAGTTACAATCAGTCCGATCCTGAGGGCGATTATGTGCGGATAGATTCCCGCTACCACGACGCTCCTAGGACCGATTTACATACACATTTGTGACGTGACCACTTACTTAAACCAAATACTCGGTTAAATTAAGTAAGAATCTTTTGCCTGCACTACCGGGATAAAGCCCAGCAACACAGCAGTTAAAAATGTTGCAAAACCTCAAGACGAAAAACTCCCTGCCTGGATGAAAAATACGTTTAATTAGTAGTATATGAAGGCCATAAGGGAATTTAAAGACACAATTGTTAAACCCATGGTGAAAGCTTATGATATTGCCGTACGGAAAGAAGATCCGGAAGTCGGCACATCATTTAAGGATGTTCTGTTCGAATATACGACATTAAGTATGAACGATCCAAATGCTTTTAAGGGTGACGATTTGAAGACTATGAGGGTTACTTTGAGGACCAATTTAAGCTAATGCGCTTTGTTACTCTAGATGGCACTTATTACCGCATGGGTAGCCTTACCAACTTCTGTTCGGGGGAAATTCAAATACATTCCACCTTATGTAACGAACAAAATTTGCGTATTCGTTGTGAAAGAGATAACTAATATTTTAACGTAGAAGGGTACTTTAACTGATTTCACGGGTGTTTTGAGAAGATGGAAAGACGCTGCCAATGAAATGCGATTTATCAGCATTAATGGCCGTGGTCACCAATCTAATCACCTCGTGTTAAGGATGAAATAATTCCTTACTTCTACATTCCGTTCATCAGTGCCCAACGGGGCCTTAAGATGCATGTACGGTAAAATGTGCGCTCTTGCCTTTCTTTAGTTTTCCTCAATTTCGAGAGCAACTCTCAAACCCGTCTATTATGAAGTCAATGCTAGAATCGCTCTGAAACGAGCAATAGAATCCCATAAAGATTCTCTTTGTAAGGTTGTAGGACCTATATCTGCATAACATGGCAGAAATAATTAAGCTATCTACAAAACCAAGTCGTATAGACAAAAGAGCTTGGTGCCTAACTTCGGTTAGACACCTAATGGGTATTATTATGAGCATTCTTCAGTTCACGAATATATTCTTATTAAGAACGCCAATACACAACAGTATACATTACGTTCGGATATCTTACAATTCAAGAATGAGCAAAACGACTGCTCCCAAGACTGGTCCTCATACGAGGGGCTTGAGTGGCTTTATCGCTAACTCAGGTCACGTTTTGTAAGTAGCCTTACCAACATGCTGCCTGAAGGGGCTGGTGACTTAATAAGTGTGGAGCGTACTACGTAGATTCCTAGTACCCTAGAACCACAATCCATTGTCGGTTTAGTGAATCAACCGATGTAAAATGGTATTCGTGCTCCTCCTAGTAGAGTAGAATTTAATTCATGTAATGGAACTGTCAGTTGTCCTGAATCACCATTCGCTCTGACTTAAGAGGAGGAGGTAGACGTGTAGTCATGGTATCGTCAAAATGTGTCTAATACGTTAGGATTGAATGTACCTATTGATCGACCTGAATTTACCGATTGGCTGTGCCACAACAGGCTACAGTCGGCGAAACGGTCGAAGTCGTTACCACGACGAAAAGCGTATTATTGGAAGGAAATTACGAAGGTAGACCCAGTAGATCCGGTTTATACCTCAGATGCTTATCTAAAGTCTCGACGCAGAGACGCTGACTGTTGTATTATCTATGATTAGTCAATTGACTTTACAATACAACATAATGGCCACGATGGACTCTAAACTCGTATGGCTGGTTAAGCTTACATTTCATCATAAATTGGTAAGTAACCTGCTATCGAGCCCAAGATTATTCATTAAGCTGGAGAGTGGTCGAAAAGATTTGTATAGAAACATATTAGGTTTGCAAAGAAAGCCATGTACAAATCTGATGACGCACGCCCGCATTTGTCTGAAAAGACCTCGGCTAATATTCTATTTAGCCGTAATGATGAACTTGGTGGTATGTCAGCATATATAAGCGCGTTATCTGAGAAGATTAAGTCAAGGTTACCGTAATAGGCGGAGTTCTTTAAGGGAAATACTGAAGCAACAGCACTGTAAGAAGTGGTAGACTAATAGATAGTCGATGAAGCCTTCAGTGATTTCAAGAACTTTATCAATGACACCGGTGATTATATTCCCATCCACTTGAAAAACGCATCCCTTGGAAGTATAGCTGATTAACATCGCCGTATGAAGGCGGTAAAGAAAGTACAACAGCTTACTCGTCCAAATGGTAAGAAATTTGATATTCCCATATCAGTTACGTAAAACGTCCCTAGTTAAGGCTAAAAGAACAGAATTGTTACAAAAAGCCACCCAGGTCTCATTTTAGCCTCTAACTAACTCCGGCATAAATTGTTTGAGATTTTGAAATAATCTCGTATGCTCAAGGATACACTCCTTGGTAATCGGGAGAAAGCTCTTAGAGAAATGAAACTTGGACCAATAGGGTATCTGTTTATAAGTTCCGACTTAACGGCTGCGACAGATCGTATTTCACATGAGCTTGCCATAGCTCTATGGGAAGGGTTTGCCCAATCTGGGCTTCTTACCGTCCGAGAGATCGAACTAATTCGATATTGTCTTGGACCTTAATGGATCGTTTATAATGGATTAGGGGAAGGTACCGAAGATGAGGTGCGATTAACCTCGTGCGGTATTTTAATGGGTCTCCCTCTACCTTGGATTACGCTGAATTTACTCCACTTATTTTGGACCGATCAGGCTGCTCTAAATTCTAAGACACCTGAGGGTATTTATAAGAAATCTACGGTTATCTGTGGAGATGACTTAGCTGGACATTGGAGACCTGCAATGGTCTCTGCGTACCACCACATCGTGAAAGAATCGAATGGCCTATTATCTGAAGGCAAGCATTTCGAATCGCGACGTGGGATCGTCTACACTGAAATTTGTGCGAAACCTTGCGGGTTTAAGAAGATAGCTTCTAGACCGCCAAAGGGTTCAATGTGGGAAAAAGCAAAGAAGAAAGGGTTGAAAGGAATGTGTAGAAATAACAGGGACTCGATCACAAGACATGTGAGAGCTCTTGAAATTTACAACTACCTTCCTATTAAGGGTTTACTCCATGATTCCGCTCTAGACGAGGGAAATGAGACAACTCCTTGGTTTGAAAGAATCGGACCTGCACTGACATCGTCAGGCATCGCCAAGACCCTCAAGAATAGACTTCTACTTCTTCCGCTCTACAAAGGGGCGTATGATTACTTTAATAATGCAAACATCCCCGCACATATTCCACGTGAATTTGATGGACCTGGACTACCTCCCCTATAGGGTCAGCACCGGCTTAAGAGTCTCCCGCGTTCATGGAGAGACTTCATAAGACTAAGTGCCGGGCGGCCGCTGTCCAACGTGTGGGCTTCCGATAATCAACCTATTCATAGGTTATGCAAAGAACTCGGAATAGCTCAAAATGATGACGATTTTATCCAAACAGCTAAGAGTGGTAACAACAAATTGAAATTAGGTAAATTTTCTATCTGTATTTGTGGGAAACGTGGTTAAGGTCATTAACACAGTAAAGAATGCCATAAACACATGTTATTAGAGAATACATAGTTATGTCCTCGAGATTTTGAATAATAATAATCCGAATCTTACTTCAGAGCAATGGCTTCTGAAGTTTCCTTCTCTCATCCCTTTTCTCAAAAAGTGGACGCAGAAGATGATGGTGTGCCATTTCAGCGTGAGTTTCCAAAACCACGCACATCTAAAGCAGGAGCCCTTAACGGGATGCAATCGGTGTTCTTCCTAGAACCCGCAATTGCTGATGCTATTGATCGCCTCTCAAAGGGGAAGTCCCTGGATGATGAAACATCTAAACTGGATTAACAAGGTAATCCATTACCGGCACGATTCGGGCAAGCTTTCTGGTCTGAAACCCTTTAACGGATTTACGATACAGATCGGACAGAAAAGTCTTGCGATGAACGCTATAGCGCTCTTCTCGACGAATTTCGACGTATGTTCTTCTAATAAATGTTCTTGGCTGATGAAGATGGTAAGCGACACGAATTTGATGAAATGTTTGGCATATAGCCAGTCGCTCGTACCTTTAATGCAATTGCTACAAAAATTCTTATCCAGAAACGTAAGATCTTGCAATGCTTCAACAATAAAGTTACTGTAAGCATACGACACGCTATTAAGAATAGATATAGGCGTGAGCTCGTAGGCCATGACATGGGTAAAATACCGACTATTATGAAGGTGTTAGAAAAAGGATAACCCATTAAAAAGAGGGTTTATAACAACTTCATCTCTATCTCTCGTCTGAATGAAAACGTCAACTTGGTTGATAGACGCAAGAGAAAAGAAAAGCGAAAACATGCTCCTTATAGCTAGGCCGAATTTGCTTGTGCCTATTTGTAAATCGCTGAAAATAGTATGTCGGATAAACTTACTTATCTCTCTCAAAAAAGGAAATTACGAGAGCATAAGAAAGTAGTTTTGTACCCTCCACGTTTAATCGGGGTTTCCTCTTAACGACAAACTATAAGGTAGTAACATCGGTAGATCTTAAAGGGCTGTATGGACAGCATAACCGACTGCTTTAATGAAATAGTTGTGTCGAAAGGAAAATATAGCGCTGACGCCGTTTAAGCTGAACTTGAAAAGTAGTAAACACGAGATGCAATGGAAGATCTCTTCGGAATGTCCGCATGCCTCTTTGGAATTGAGGCTGCTCGCGAAAAGAAAGAAGAAGTTCCAGTTGCTCCACTTGTAGAAACCAGGCCTCGTGCCTCTCAAGAAGTCAGTCCTGTCGATGACAGTATCCCCTAAATGTCCCTAGATAGCTATTATTCAATCCTGTAGTATTAAGAACGTCTTGAAGATTTATTAGTGCGCGAAAGTGCGTGGAATCCACCACGCGTGTATTTAGAAGCATCAAACGTCGTTGAACGCCTGCTAGGCTCCCATACGGTCCTTGCGATCGCGCTGGGTAGGCAACTCTCCCTAGGTATATCGATACCAGGTTCAGTAGTAAGCAACGGTCATGATGGTGCTTTGAACCCCTCCTTATGTGTTATACATCCCGATCAAAGGAGGCCCGTCC